CAGTACTACTATCAGTTCCACCTCCTGCACCATCAGTTCCACCAGCATTCTTACTTGGTGCCTTATCTAAACCTGTCTTAGTATCTTCTTCTACCGTTGATCCAGTACCTGCCACACCACTACCAGAAGTATCATGCATTCTCTTCTCATACTCAGGTGCAGCAATCTGTGCAAATCCAGTAGCACCTCCACCTTCAGTACCATAAGCATTTTCTGGGTTCTCATCACCAATAGCACCCATAACAATAGGTACCTGTGCAGATGCACCATCCATGAAGAAACCAACTACCCAACTATTAATTGCAAGTTGATGTAATGATCCAATACCAGACCTTTGTGGATGAGTAACTGGCATCATTACCATGGCCCATGGTAAATCTTCTGTTGGAAGAGTTGCTTTATCTGGACTATGGTAACCCATAATCCTAACTTTAACCTTATTAGTCCAATCCCAATCTAAATCAATTTTTGAAGCAAGACCAGTTGCAGCAAGTACAGGATTAGTAGCAACAGCAGCAGATGCAACACCCTTTGCAGCATTTTTGGCCATATCACTCCAAAAATGACCACTACCATCATTCTCAACTTGCCCAACCCACCAGTTGAACCCATCTTTACCTATAAAACTAGCGACTGCTTCTAATGACATTAGCTTTGAATTTCAATACCTGGACTGTCAGTATATAATGTAAGTTTTGTACTCATGTTATCGTTCTGGGAAATGAATTGACGTTCTATAATACCAACAACATACATACCACTGTTTGCACCATCAACCTCTCTAGCCTTACCCTTAAATGATAGTAATTCTACTACATCACCTACAGTAAGGTCAAGTAATCCAATATACTCCACTTCCACACATTTATTGTAAAATAATTTTTCCCTAAGAGCTGCCTGAGATAATTGTGCTGTTAAACCTTGTGTATATTTACCTTCGGTGAATAATGCACTATCCATTACCTTAGACATTATACGGGTAGATGCGTTATCTCTATCAAATTTTTTAAAATACTCTGGTGGTGAGTAGCTAGGGTTTAAAAGAGGTACACTGGTATAATATTTATTAATGTTAAATGGATGTTCCTCATATTTCATGTCCTTTACATCCAAGGACATTACTCTACTATTAAAACTTCCCATGTTCATACCCTTCAGAATATCAGAAGATGTTGTGACCTGCATAGACTGAACTGGGATGATCATCTTATCATCTTCCTCTTCTGATTCATCAGGATTATGACCAACAACAATCTTCTTAACTGGTTCCTGTTTCGAGAATGAATCGAATGACTGGAACTGGTACCCTCTCTTATTCAAATAGAAAGTATATCCACATGATGCATTCTTACCACTACCCGATGATCCTGAAATAGATTTAGTACAAAGCCATTTAATAATAGTAAACGGAGTCCAATAAGGAGACACAAATGAAAACTTATTCTGGGTTGGTTCTACAGTAATATCATATGTGGTATACAATATATCATTCAATATCTCCTTCTCAACAATATCACTGATCTTTTTACCTCCACCTGGGCCAAATCTCTTCGATAATTTAGTGGCGGCATTATTCATAAGGTCTGCAGTACAGCATAGTATAGTAGCTTTTGATTTACCTTCCTTATTACTCCTATCCTGTATATCATATATGATTCCATTAAAGGTAATGAAATTCTCTTTCTGATCTTCCCAACCAATAATTACAGGTTCCATACCTTGCAATTCAGATATGACACCAGTTTCACTATCAGTTATCTGAGCTTCTATCCTAACAGCAGCACTCGAAATATCCTCAGTGTATCTCAAATATGTCAGATGATTAGGTGTAAACCTATACTCCTCACCGCCAGCAGCGATAACGAAGTCTCTTAATATAAAATTAGATTGATTTAATGCCATTAGTATGAAGAAGTTTTTGTATATTCCTCAAAATAAGGAGATAATTTAATCTTAGGTACAGCATCAGATGATCCCATGTCAGCTTTACTTGGTTTTGATGGATTTGCCGCCACAGGTGGTGAAGCAATAGCTGTTTCTGCTTTCTCTTTCAATGCAGCTGGATCTGATTGTTCTGCTATAGCCTGATTATTTTCCTGTATTACAGTTTCAGTTAGTTCATTGATATTAGTTTGTACTACAGGTTTTGGTTGATCCGATAATCCTTTAGCATATGGAGCTTCAGACCACTTTCCATGCTCATCCTGCATCATCCCTAGGGATGATTTACCAGTTTTATTGGCAAAAGATACTTGGTCCTTAATCTGCTGTTTTCTGGCCCAAAACCTAGCTCTATGTTCATTATATCCCAAATTCACCAACTCTTCGTATGCTTGTGGACTATATGTTCCCGCCTTTATCTCTTTTATACGAGCTGATTTACCATCACCCATAAAGTTAGCAAGTCCACCACCATATCCACCAAGATGTTGTCCAGTCCATAACCCATCACCTTCTTTAGCAGCTGGTAATAGTCCTTTAGTAGGAGAAGTTCCTCCTGGTGGTAACATTCTCCTATGATCTGCAGGTCGATTATTCTTCGAGAACTTAGAAATACCATAGTTTACCAGAAGTTCCCAAAGACCTTTCTGTTTCTTCTTCTTTATCTCTACCTCTTCCTCATCATCCTCACCACCACCATCACCAGCTGGATCTTGTGTATCCATTGCTGGTAAATTGTATGCCTTTGTGATCTTATTTACATTAGTGCGTTTAACAAGAGCACCACCTTCTCCATCACCACTAGGTACCTTAGACATTAAATCTGCTAAAGCAACTGCAGCAGACTGTGCAGGAAGTGCTAATGACTCCCCAAATGCTTTCTTAAGTTTATCACTAACATTAAAATCTTCAATAATAGCACTAGAAGTAGCCTTAGTTATAGCTCCATCCATTCCACTTTCTTCTAATGATATTCTATCATTATCCATATTCTGTGGTGGCATTATAAATGATCCATCACCTGATGGTACCATATCAATAATAGGCTGAGTGCCAACAATACCACCCTTAGCAAATGGTGTAGGTTTAGGATCACTAGGAGTCTTAAACATTATATTAGGTGTCAATTCATTGATCGGACTGAGATCAAATCCCTTACGAGATATTGGATCTACATGTAGACCACCAACATCATCTAAATCTTGTAATTTCTCTGTATATAAGAAGTCATTGTATGAATCCTCCTTCCACATCGCATGGAGAATTGCATTACGATCTTCAATAAAATCTTTAAGACCGTCTAAAGTATTAGTAAGCTGTTCTATAGGAATATTATTATCCACGGTACACCTCTACTTTTACTCCTTTACTAAAGGTATCAATAATAACATTACGATTAATCTTCTCCTCACGATCTTCAGATAGTGATGGCATTACACCTGATCCTTGTGGTACTGGTATTACTATAGGAACTACACTATGTCCACCAGAGTTCATCCTTGCACTTTGGCTAACAGGAGTACTTGCAACTGATTGTGATGCTGAACTAGGTGGTGGTGCACTCATTGCTGATGAGACACTTTGACCATCTCCAAGCTTGGCAAGACCACCAACTCCCTTCATTAGACCTGAAATAAACCCACTAGTTCTTTGGAATGCCTCTTTGCCTAAATTCATTGCTCCCTTAGCAAAGTTTCTAGTACCTTCTAGAGCTTGTGGTTTCCAGAAACGTTTTGCGGGTTCCATCCATTTCTTAGGATTTGTATTACTCATAAAGTTAAAATGAACTGGATCCGCAGCCCCTGACCATTTAAATCCATACTTACCACCATTATTAATCATCCATTGGTTAGCTACGGAACTTAAATCAATATCAAGTGCCTGTCCATGACCATGTGGAGATTCTCCTACAGGTGCAGGATCAACTACACTTGGGTCACCTGCTTGCTCCCGTTGAAGTAACTCTGCTTGTTGAGCAGGACTTCTATATGCAGAGTTAACTCCTCCTGCTAAATCAACACCATCATTTGCAGCATCTCTTGATGCACGTTGCCATGCTCTTGATGCTTCTGGATTTAAATGTATCTTCTGTCCACTCATATCTATACCATTCTCTTTTGGTGGAGCTATCTTTGCATCCGATGCACCACCTTCAGGTGGACCACCAATACCAAATGCTCTACCAAATGCTCTAGCTGGTCTTTCAAATACTTGTCTGACCATTGGAGTTGGACCAGATCCAGGTCCACCCTTCTCAGCAGGTCTGAAAATATTAAATGCCTGATCAGGTCTACCAAGCCATCCTGCTTTTCCACCCTTCTCAAAATTTTCATCACTCATACCCTTCTGGGCAGTATCATCTTCCCATAGTTCACCCCATGAGGCTTCATTCTCATTTGCTACTCTTTCATTCCTACCTCTATTCCACCACTCAAGTGGACTAACCAACCCAAATCTTCCACCCCATGATCCACGAGTTTCTTCACCTATACCAAAAGTACTTGACAATGCATTTATCTTTGCTAATAATCCAGCTCTAGAAGATGATGGTGGTAATACACCAAGAAAACTTCTACAAGTGCTAATCATTGCTTTAGCACCTTCCTTATATACTAATCCTATAGCATCCCCAAGTTTAGAGAGAGGTAATACCAGCTCTGGTCCTTCTTCTCCTATAAGTGCATGTGTAGGTTTAGTAATTATCCCACCTTTCCCTAAAGGTAAAGGAACTCCAGTCCTTATAAATGGTACAATTTTATTGACAGCAGGTGCTAATATCTTTATTCCTTTCGTTATAACAGGTATTGCAGCTGCATCAGCAGGACCAGGTTGAGGACCATCTGCTAGTGCAAGTAGTATTCCACCAACAACTAAAGCAAGTCCAGCAATAATTGCACCCTTTTGAACCTTTGTTATTCCTTCCTCTTTCTCTTTCTCACGAGTTTTGACTGGTGCTGGTTGACGTACCTTTGATTTCTGCTTTTTCTTCTTCTTTTTCTTCTTTACTTCATCCTTAACAGGTTCTGGACATTCTTCCTTCCCTTTAGCCTCAAGATCTGGTGCTTCACCAGGAACTGTAGTTTGCTTTACACCCAGATACCATCTCTGTCTATTTCTTAGATAATCAATATAATTAGTTTCGGTGTCAACAAATGCCACCATGGCTGCAGAAAAACTATCACTAGACTTCGTTAGTGTTCTCTCCTTTAATAGTTGATCCAGATCAGGCATTAGTTGCGCTTACGACGTTCTTCTTCTATTCGCTCTCTTTCTTTCTGTAAGTGAGCAGATAATAAGTTCACGTATACATCCCTTTCCCAAGGAATCATATTTTCTATGTCAGTCAAGCTATATTTATGGTGTTGCACCAGAGAAAAATTTGTCTGAAAGAAAGACATGATGCCCTCATGAAAGAGGGCTACGCGAAAAAATCAGCAAGACCTTCAATCACTATTTCATTCTCTACCTGAGTGTTAGGATTCTTTACCTTAAGATTATGCTTAAGAGAAGGCATAGTATTAAAGAATTTCTGAATCTCTCCAAATTGTGAATTGGTTAAAGTCTCGACCCATGTTTTAGCTTCATCAAGACTAAACTCACCAGAATCATCTTGACCAACATATACTCTCTTAATAGACTTAGCCACAAGATCATAAGGATCTGGTGATTCCTTAGAGAATGTCACCTTAGAGAAGTATTCCAAATCTGGATATCTCATCTCTACTGTGATGTCAGGATCGAACTTAATGATATTAGAGTGTCCTTTAGGGAACTGTACTTTAACATCATCAACCATAAAGCTGACTTTAACTTCAGTCTCACCATCATCAGGACATGTGATGATAAGTTCTATCTCTTCACTGATAGATCTTGCACGAATTTGTAAGAAAATATATTCTATATCAAATAGAGCCATATCATCAAGATTAACTCTAGATTGAATACAATTCTTTAATATTTGCTTAATCGCTTCTAAAATATCTTCTTGCTCTTGAGATTCTAGAGCAATAATCAACGTCTTTTGTTCTTTAACAAGGAAAGGTCTATACTTGATTTTTTTCTTTGTAGATGGCACCACCAACGAATACGTCGGCGTAACGATTTCAGGTAACGGCATAACGATTTAATGTGTAATTTTATTTAGACAGGGGTATCAAACCTTGCATATGACTATACTCATAGTAAAGTCCTACTGTAACCTTAACAATTTGTGCTTCGGCCGCAGAGTAAGGAACAGAAGATACTGTATATGGATAAGCATTAGCAAGTCTCATAGTAAAAGATTCACCAAGCTTAGCATCCTGACCAGTGACAGTTGGTGCAAAATGTGGAGCTCCATATTTTTCAAGTTTTTTAATCTTAAGATCACAAGTATAATCATCATAATATCTTTGACAATATACCTGATGACGAGATTGTGTTAAATTATGGTTTTCACCATACTGACCTTTTGGTGTTTCAACTGCACCTATAGTAAAATCCTGCCAAGCTCTAAAAATTTTTAAGGGTATAGAATCAGCATCGCAATAGAAACTAACATCAAGTTCATTGAATATCTTTGCTGTTGTCATCTTCTGAGTGATGCCTTTATGTACTTGCTTCACATCTGTAGAAGACATAGTTACACCTGGAATTTGAATTTCATTACAGAGCATATTCAATTCAACATCCTTAAGAGTTTTATCACCAAAGGAATATAAAACATTATCCTCCAGATAGCTCTTTAAAGTTCCACCCCACTGAATATCAAACTCATAAAGGTTTGATGAAGAGATCCCACCAGATTTTTTCAGGATTTTTTCCTTAAATTCTAGTATGCCAGTAGCTCTTGTACCTTCTGCCATAAATACTACTTATGGTGTGACCATATCTATTTATCATGGCATATAAAGGTAAATATCGCGTCAAGAACTATAAAAAATATCGAGGAGACCCAACTACAGTGATATTCAGGTCTCTATGGGAGAAAAAGTTCATGGATTACTGTGATAAGAACCCAAATATCCTTGAATGGTCAAGTGAAGAACACATCATTCCATATAAAGATCCTGTTACTAGGAAGTGGAGAAGATATTTCCCAGACTTCTACATGAAAGTCAGAGAAAACGATGGTAAAATCCAATCATATATCATTGAGGTAAAACCTAAGAGACAAGTCGAAGGTCCAAAACCTCAGCAACGCAAAACCAAAGCGTATATTACAGAGGTAGCGACCTATGCCACCAACCAATCAAAGTGGAAAGCAGCGGAGCAGTACTGCAGGGACAGGCTTTGGAAGTTCAAGCTCATCACCGAAGTCGAACTCCAAATTTATTAAATACATAAGAAGTTTAAAAGGTCAGAAGGTTACTAGAACTAAACTCCGAAACGAAATAATGAATACTCTTTATGATGGAGCTACAGATAACCCTGAAGAAGGTAAATGGTACTTCTTTGAATATGACCCAAAATTTAGAGATCAGTTAAAGCAATGGGATCAATGGCCTGTGATTCAAGTCATGGGATTTAAGCATGGAAACGTGTTAGGAGCTAACCTACACTATATCAATAAACAATCTCGTTTAAATGCGATAAATAAGAATAGGTTTCCTGCGTCTACATTACATTATTACATTCCAAAGAGAGCTGATGCTATATTCTTTGAGATTGATGACCTAGATGTGCCAACTATGAGTCAAATGCCCGTAGAACAATTCCATAGGAATAATTAATGAGTATCCCAGGTATTACAGAAGATGATCTGAAAGATGGAATATCATATCCCAGAGGGATAGATCAAATTCCATATGCATCATACCTAAACATTAAAAAATATGAATATAAGGATGGTCTAGCCAAAGTTGCTGCTAATCAGAATGATGCGTTGGCGGCATTCCAACGTAGTGCTGTGATGAAAAATATGGTTAATGGTGTCACAAATCTAACAGCAGGAGTATATGGTGGGGGTGATAGTAATATTGGTAGTCGTACTCCATTTAGTACTGGGGGTGATGCTGATAAGATGATGGAATATCAATATAAGCGAACAAAAGCAGGTGGTGGAGATGGATGGGGTATCTCTAAGATGTGGGGTGGTACTGGAAATACTTTAGAGAAGATGGGTGGTAATAAGGAAATAACACTACCAAATGGAAATAAAACTACTTGGGCTAAGCTTAGGCAAGATAAAGGTACTCTCATGGAAAGGAGAAAAAAAGGTCTTGCTTCTAGTGAAGTAAATCTTGCACTCCCAGAAGAATTCCAATATTCATACAGTGCTGAATGGGGTAACACATTTAAGCTTGGTACTATGGCACTCATGGCAGATAATGCTGCTAAGTTTGCTGCATTAACTGCTGCAGGTGCAGGTGCAGGTGCTGCTTATACAGCAGCAACAGATGCGTTGCAAAAAGCGACCATGGTTAATGGTGTGGCCAAAAACCTAACAGGTAAGGGTGTTGTAGGAGATTACGCAGGTAATATGGCAAAAGGAGCACAAATGGCAACTAACCCATTTGGTGTCAACGATGCTATGAGTCCTACAAATATTGCTGGTCTAGGTGGTATGGCACCGAACGAAAATGCCATCCAAATGTTTACCAAGGTGAATTTTAGAAACTTTGAGGTAAGCTTCCTACTTGCTGCTAGAAATGCTACAGAATCTGAAAACATTCAAACTATTATAGAATGGTTTAAACGTGGTATGCACCCAGGAACAAAAAATGGTAAAGGTTCAGCAGTTATGCTAACTTTCCCAGATGTGTTTGTACTTACACCACAGTTTGTACCTATAGATGAAGAAGGAGTAAAAGATCCCATACAGCATCCAATGATGCCAAAAACAAAGCTTTGTGCGTTAACCAATCTGGTGGTCAATACAACTCCTATGGGTCAACTAACTACTGTATTTGATGGTAGTATCCCACTAGTTACAATAAAATTGAGATTTAGTGAGACAACTGCTCTCACCAGAGCTGACTTTGAAGGTTCCAGAACTCGTGTTAATAATAGATTCGATAAAGGTTTTGTTAAATCTTCATTAGCAGACAATCACCCAGATATCGGATACTAATGTTACAAGCACTACCTGACTTATACTATAACTTTGCTAAGTCTGCTATAGACCCGAAATTTTTTGTCGCGAAAAATTTATGGCGTAGAGCTGAAATTCTTAAGGAATATAAGAACTCACTAACATTATTTGATGAATATGTTGTACAAAATGGTGAAAAACCAGAAGATATTGCATTAAAAATGTATGATAATCCATTTTATAGCTGGACCATACTAGTCATCAACGATATAACCAACTACCATGAGCAATGGCCTAGATCAAATAAGCAATTACAGGAGTATGTAAACTCAAAATATGAGAATCCTGATGCAACTAAGCATTATATAAGCATTGAAGTTAAAGACGATAAAAATAATATTATCGTACCTGCAGGTAAGGTAGTACCATCTAACTTCCAAATATCATACTGGAACGGAAGTGTTACTGTAACTGCTAACCCTGTAGCAAATGAAAGCTACTATCAATACGAAGAGAAGAAGAACTCTAAGAAAGAGAAAATTCAACTAGTACGTACAGAATTTATTGAAGATTTTGTAGCGAAATACTATGAAGTAATTAATAGAGGTGGTTCGGTATCTATTGGTATATCTGCTGAAGGTGTGAATATGGGGTAGGTAGCTGTTTAACTGCTTCTTCCCATTTATCGACATCACTAGCCCAGTCACATACAGGTTCAGTTAAAGGACATATATTCATACCTGATGCCACATAGTGAAATCCACTTTCTATATGTACGTATCTAGACTGCTCATATAGTTCACTACTATATGCACGCATACCATAATGGAATAATCTATCCAGGTTATAACCTCTGTTAAAACAGTCGTTCCAGTATGGTGTGTCTTTTCTTTGCGTGAAAGCATAGTGTATCGCAATAAAATCTGCTGTCTGATCATACTCACGTCTAACATCTGCATTATACATCTGTTTTAACAGTTGAGATGCAGGTCCACGTCTTAGTGTCTTAGCAAGCTTTATTAGATTATCATGCACCATGAGTAATCCATTAGATTCTAATGGTTCAATAAAACCTGCACTTAGACCAATAGCAACGACATTACTTACCCAAGTGTTCTCATGCCTTCCAATTCTCATTGGAATATGCTTGAAATCTACCTCATCTGTTCCAATATGGTTAATAAACTGTTGTTTAGCATCCTCTTTACTGATATGCTTAGAAGAATAGACGTATCCTGTACCAACATTGTCCCATAGTGGTATATTCCATACCCATCCATTTTCAATAGCAGTACATTCAGTAACTGACGTTAATTCTTTCTCTTTGTCCTTATAAGGTATATGAGTAGCCCATGCAGAATCATTGAACAGTACATGGTCAAATGGTACGAAGGGTTCTTCTATAAACTCACCAATTAACTTGGCAGCAAATCCAGTACAATCGATAAAGAGATCTGCCTCAACCTCTGAACCATCATCTAATACTAAGCTATGGAAGTTTATCTCATCTGTGGTAACGTAATTGACTACGTTAGCACGGATGTGTTCTACTTTCTGGCAATACTTTCTTTTTAAAAACTGACCATACTTGATGGCATCAAAATGGTATGCATAATCTGAATTGAGATCAACCTTGTTCCTTGCAGCGATTAGGGCAATATGATTGATACTCTGTGCATATTCATTGTGA